CAGCGTGTGCTCTTGAGCAACGGCACTCGACATCAGACTGAATGTAATAAGCAATAAAAATATATTCCGGTGCATAGTTGTTTTCTTTACTCTATAAAGTTCAAATTCTATGCCATAAGTATAAGTTGTTGTATTATAAGTGTTTGTTGTGGTTCGAAGCTTTCCAAACGTGTGCAGTTGCGCACAAAAATAGTGCGATAATGCACGCACAACACATGGATATTATACTTATCTTTGCCCGTACAAGAGATGTGGGATTGTGTAGGCCTTGCCTGCACGAAAAGAAAACAGATATGGAACAGTTTGGTAAAATATTGATTGTAGATGATAACGAGGATGTCCTTTTTGCGCTGAACCTTCTTCTCGAACCCTACGCCGAGAAGATAAAAGTGGCAGTGACTCCCGACCGCATCGAGCATTTTATGACCACTTTCCGTCCGGACATTATTCTGCTGGATATGAATTTCAGCCGTGATGCCATCAGTGGTCAGGAAGGTTTCGATAGCTTGAAGCAGATTCTGAGTATCGACCCGCAAGCAGTGGTCATCTTCATGACTGCCTACGCGGATACGGACAAGGCAGTGCGTGCCATCAAAGCGGGGGCTACGGATTTCATTCCCAAGCCGTGGGAGAAGGAAAAATTGTTGGCGACCCTTTCTTCGGGCATGAAGCTGCGTCGTTCGCGGACCGAGATAAATCTGCTGAAGGAGCAGGTGGAAGTTCTGAGCAATGCCACAGCGGGAGGCTCCGAAGAGATTATTATCGGTGATTCTCCCGTCATGCAGCAAGTTTTCTCTACTGTGGAGAAGTTGCGCGATACGGATGCCAACATTCTTATATTAGGTGAGAATGGAACCGGAAAGGATGTGATTGCCCGTATGCTTTACCGCAATTCTCCCCGCTATGGAAAGCCGTTTGTCACGATAGACCTCGGCAGTATTCCCGAACAGTTGTTCGAAAGCGAGTTGTTCGGCTACGAGAAAGGCGCCTTCACCGATGCACGGAAAGCGAAAGTTGGACGTATGGAAGTGGCAACCGGCGGTACGCTTTTTCTGGACGAGATAGGTAACCTTTCCCTGCCCATGCAGGCCAAATTGCTGACTGCCATCGAAAAGCGTTGTATCAGTCGTTTGGGAAGTACGCAGGCTACGCCCATTGATGTGCGGCTCATCTGCGCCACCAATGCAGACATCCGTCGGCTGGTGGACGAAGGAGACTTCCGCCAAGACCTGCTGTATCGCATCAACACCATCGAGTTGCATATTCCACCTCTGCGGGAACGCGGAAACGACATCCTCCTGCTGGCAGAGTATTTCCTGCAACGGTATGCCCGCAAATATCAGAAAGAGATGCGCGGGCTGACCCGGGAGGCGAAAAACAAGTTGTTGAAATATGCCTGGCCGGGTAATGTACGTGAGTTGCAGCATACAGTGGAACGTGCTGTCATATTGGGAGACGGTTCTCTGCTTCGTCCGGAGAACTTTATGTTCCAAGCTTCCGTTTCCCGTCAGAAGAAGGAAGAAGAAGTCCTCAACTTGGAGCAATTGGAACGGCAGGCTGTGGAACGTGCCATGCGGCTCAGTGAAGGAAATGTGACCCGTGCCGCCGAATACTTGGGCATTACTCGCTTCGCCTTGTACCGGAAACTTGAAAAACTGGGCTTATGAAACGATATTCATTGATTGTGGCACTGCACATCATCGGCATAGCCTTCCTTTCGGTCGGCGTTTATCTGCTGGTGGATGCCGGACTGTGGTTCAGTGCACTGATGGCTTTTTTGATATTGCTGGCGATTGCCGTTCATCTGTACCGCCTGCAGATGATGCAAGTGCGCATGATGCGCCATCTGGCAGAGAGCCTACGCTATGACGACATGATGCTGTCGTTCCGTTCTCCCTACAAGAACCGGTCTATGGAGGATATGGTGGACGAGCTTTCCGAAGCGATGAGGAATTTCCGTACCCGCGTGCTGGAACGCAATGAGATGGAAGCGTGGCAAAAGCTGATACGTGTGCTGACGCACGAAATAATGAATTCAATCACTCCCATCATCTCCCTCTCCGAAACCTTGAGCGAGCGGGAAATGTCGGAAAAGAACTATCCCGTCATGCGGCAGGGAATGCAGACTATCCACCGCCGTAGTAAGGGGTTGTTGGAGTTTGTGGAGAATTACCGGAAGCTGACAAGACTTCCCGCCCCCGTCCGTCGTCCGGTTGCCGTCCGCGAGCTGTTGCAGGATTTGCAGAAGCTGTTTTCGGAAGAGTATATCCGGATAGAGCTTCCGGAGGCCGACCGCATACTCCAGATAGACCGGACACAGATAGAACAAGTACTGATTAATCTGATTAAAAATGCCAAAGAGGCATGTAGCAGGAAAGAGCATCCCCGGATAGAAGTGAAGATGCTACCCGCCCTCTCGTGGCAATGCCTAATCACTGTCAGTGACAATGGTGAAGGCATTCTGCCGGAAGTGCAAGATAAGATTTTTGTACCGTTCTTCACCACCAAGCCTTCCGGTTCGGGCATCGGGCTCAGTTTATGTAAACAAGTGATGAACCGGCATGGAGGGAATATCACGGTGCAGTCTACTGTGGGAAAAGGGAGTTGCTTTACGCTGCTATTTGGATAAGTGGGAAAGAGGGTATATACAAAAATAAGCTACTGAAAAATCAGTAGCTTATTAATTTCTGTCGGGGTAGCGGGAATTTCACTACTGACGATAAGATGCTGACAATCCGATGCGTATAAAACTGTATAACTGTATATTCTTCTGTTATTGTCTATTAGTGTATATCATCATAATTTGTTTATCAGAACAAGATTTATTCTGGTGTGTGCTCATTGGCATCCATAATATGCCCATTTCGTGTATCTACATAACGGTACTTTCGAAGGTCATATTCCATTGAACTATTTGCTAGAAGAAGTTCACTGAAACATTGTTCTACAGTCAGATTTTCAAATCCTTTTGATTGTCTAAGGTCATCCAAATCTATCAGATAAACATGCTCATCAGTGAGATGTTCTTCAAACTCATTATCCAATTGTTTCCAATAGAACCCAGATTCGCCATCTCCCAAACTAATTAACAGATTGCTCAATTTACCATATCTCCCCTCGGCGCAAGTGACAACCTGCCCGTGCAATTCATGCCCCTCTATATTGGTGATTACTTCCATTACGGCAACTACCTTCTTAAAAAGGAAATTGTGTGTCCGTATGTCATATGCTGTATCCAGACCTGAATCTTTCAATATCCAAAGATTAGTAGGCGCATAACTTGTGGCTATATGGAACGGTATAGAGCCTGATACTTTTATTCCATATTTTTTATTTTCAATTTCTTCCATGAAAAGTTTCATAGCAAATAATATTTTAAAGGTTATTTATTCATTAATATCTGAATTGTTCTTTCTTTCTCAGTTATGATTTTATCCTTTTCTTCTAAAAGGGTTTTCATGTGTTCAAGCTCTTTCTGACATTCACTTAAAGTTATATCTCCTGATACCTTGTTTCCATTACCTTTGACTTGATGACCTATATTAATACCAGAAGAGTTTATATCTCTATCAAAAAAGAAATCTATTGGTACCTTGAAAAAATCAGCCAGTGCTTCTACATAAGTAACCTTAGGCGCATGAACTCCATTTATAATATCATCAAGTCCTTTCTTAGATATACCTATATGAGTAAACAAGTTTACTTTAGTAATCCCCCTTTCTTCAAGCAATTTGTTTATTTTCAGACCATTGAACATATTTTATTGTTTAGATAAAGTATAAATAAGTAGTCGCTATTATAAATATAGATTAGAAAACTTGCCTAATAGAATAGTTTTCTACACCTTTGCAGTATAAATATAACACTAATAATTATACTAAGCATGAAAAAAGAACAAAATCTGAAAGAAATGGTACTTAGAGACCATTACAATGCACTGACCGAAAAGCAAAAGACTGACCTTAGAGAAAAGGTACTTTCCGAAAGCGGTATGTCTTATACTACTTTTTATTATAAGCTCCGATACAATACGTTTAAACCGCTGGAAGTAACTTTGATAAATGATATTATTAACTCAATAAATAATTATGGATAAGCAAGTGATTTCTGCACATGAGAAGATGATGGAAACGATGCCCAAAGAGTTCAAACGTATAATGTCTCAAGTAGAGGCGGCGGTACGCAGCGGAAAAACAAGATACCTCATAAGTAGCAGACATTTAAAACCTGAATATGAAAGAGCTTTGTTAGATGTTGGGTATAAAATTAGAAAAGGACGTGTAGCAACTCAAATTACATGGTAGCATTTATCTCCAATATTGAATTCTACAACACCCCTGAAGGTGAGGTGATGATGAAAGAGTTCGGGCAACCGGCTGTTGTGCTCAAGGAGACCGACCGCCCGACTATTGAGCACATGCTTGCTGTCATCAGGGACAGATATCCGAAAGCACATGCCCGGCTGATGCAGCTCTATTCAGCCAGCACGATGAATCGTTGGCATTATGAATTCCGAGTGGTTCATCGTTTCATCCGATGCAATTTCGGAGAGTATGACCAGTACAATCTTGACATTAACAAGGATGGACAGTTTGTATTCGAGGAGGTCAAATGCCCGTTACGGGGTGAATGTGAGCATGAAGGGGTGATATGCAGACCGGAACTTGATACAGCACTGACCGATCGCGAGATGGATGTATTCCGGCTCATTACCTCCAACTGCCAAACTGATGAAATTGCGGCAGAGCTGCATATCTCGCCTTGTACGGTTAACCGCCATCGGGAGAATATCAAGGCAAAAATCAAGGTTCGTAATGTGGGTGAGATGATTTCTTACTGGCACCGGAATCAAATGAAATAAGCTCACCGTGAGGTGTGCCATCTGTGTTTAATGTGTATTCTATGGCTGTGGCGGTCTGCGAAGATAGTCCGGCCCCTCATACTACATTCAAATGGTAGCGGTATACTTAAGATTTGCCGCGACTGGGGTTCGATTCCCCTATATGAGACGATGATTTACTAACTTAATAAACAGAATACATGAATAACAACAAAGGTTTTTCCTCCATTTCCACTCCTGACGGACAGTTCAGGATGTGGATTCCACGTCCGACGGCTTCGGGCAGAGTAATATGCAACTGTGGATTTGCACTCAAGAGTCATCTTCCTTTCGTCGATGCCGTTGATGCGCTGGACTACCTGCAGGTAGACGAAGTTCGGCAGATAGACCAGGACTTTAGTATCCTTGTTATTTCATTTCTCGATGCACCGCATGAGTGCATGCTGAAGATGATAGAAGATATCCCCGAACTTATGGAGCAATACTTGGTAAATACATAAAATCTGAATGCTATGAGATACTTTATAGACAACATCAAGACTTATGCCAATGTCAACAAAAAAGGCAGGGCATTACAGATATACGTGCAACAGTTTGACCGCCATCTGATTGCCGATGAATGCTCGCTGGATGCACTGAAGTGTGACATCGAGCACCAGATTAAGGCTATGAATGAGAAATACCCACGCAGCCGTCCGGTTCGGCTCGAGGTATATGAGAATGCCAAGGGGGGACAGTGGACTATTCTTGTGGAGCATGACAGTGACAGTATTGTCTGTATCATATCCTATGAAAAGGTGATGGGCTATTATACCTTGGCAGATAAGATAGATCAATTTGCAAAAATAGGACAGTGATGAGTAATGTGATTGTTTTTTTGTGGATATCGCTAATTGTGATAGTGGCAGTCTTGATACTATGTGTCTGGGCAATGCGGAAAGCATCCGGATCTTACCGAATTCTCTTTCTCTTTGATATTATCGTTTTGATGATAAATATTGGGATAATAGGATTTGCAATTGGTTGTCTATCTAATATGCGGTAATATGGGAGAAGATATGAAAATGACAGATTTCCCGACATATCCTTGGGAGACCCTTGACGTGTATCAGGACAACAGTTACTGTTACAATATCCGCCCTGGCCAACATGTCGTTGGAGATTTATTCGATGATTCCAGAACGAAGCTGGTATCATACAACAGAAAATCACATGTGCAGATAATCTGCGTATGCGACCCCTACAAGCCGCCTTTCTATGCGCGTGAATGTATGTATGGTGTATATTCGGCGTGGAAAGAAATCGGAGAGGACATCTTTAACTTGGAGTTGGCAGGATATTCTACCAAGCAAAAATTCCCACCTCTATGTACATCACACCATTATTTTTAAGATAATATGAACAATGAGTCGTTTGAAAGGGCCAAAGCCCTCAAGGAAGAGATTGAAGAGTGTGATTCCCTGCTTGATTCAATCCTGAAAAGTAGCAGGGAATGCTGTGTGTATCGTGATGCCGATAGGGGTACTCGTGACCTTGTTGTTATCCCCCTTCCCAAGTATTGTACCCAGTACATTATTGATGGACTTTACGTGAGAAAGTGCCGGATGGAGCAGGAATTTAAAGAGTTATAACAATCTAATAACAAGAACCATGGTTACTAAAACAACATTCAAAAAGAAGTTTCCGGACGTTAAGGTGCAGAAGCTGCAGACCAGCGTCGTATTCAGCCGGCAGAAGGTGGAAGAAACCGTATTGAAGATGTGCGATTCTCTCGGTACCGGACTGCTTTATTACAATTATTCCAACAGATGGATAACCGTTTATACCTCCGAGAAAATGAAAAAGGCACTGGACTCAATGAAACCGGGTTCAGAGGTCTTTCACGAACATTTTGGTGCCTATGGCAAGGTGATGAGCGATAAGCCATTTGTCATTTGTGGAGAATTGTGTATCAGGGTTGACTTCGGGGGAATACCTGAAAGTGGAGCATATAGTTGTGTATGTTTTGTAATGTAATCGAATAAATATGAATATAGAACAATGGATTGGGGAGGGATTAGCTGTGCGCTTGTTTGTGCAATACCTATAGTGGCCATTATCTGCGATACTGTAAAAAAAGTATTTGAGATAAAATATAAAAAAGGAGATGAGAACTAAGTTGATAAAGAAGCATAATCCGTAATCTTTTTTGGATGATTTAAAAAGGGTACGAGAGGTAATGGTTTACGCAGAGTGTACCAACTCCTACTATCAAATCTTAAAAAAAGACTTGCTGAGAGATGCTGAAAGGCAAGCAATCACATACTATATAACGGATACTATATTTATTATAAAAAGAAATGTGATGGTAGTCATTTAACGAGTAACAAATTAAATATGAGCGAATTGACTAAAATGATAAAAGTCCCTCTTTGGGAGCTAAAAGAAATAGCTGATACACTTCGGATGGTAGCAAATGCGCTTGATTCCCCTAAAAGAGAATCATGTTTAGATCGGAACGTAATGCGTTCATGGAATTATGTAGTTGATATGATAAAAGGAAAGATACCCTCTGCACCTGAAAGCATTGACTACTATATAAAAGTTGGACAGGTTCCTAATATAAACGAATAATCAATACAATAAAGAAAGAAACATTATGCGTAAAGAGATAATGTACATGATAGCTTATCCAGATGGTACACTTGTGATGAATACTCAAAAGTACTACCGAAGAGATTGTGTCAGATACTGGCTGGACGGAACTGGTTTAACATGGAAACAGATGTATAAGAAAGGCTTTCGCTGTAAAAAAGTAAAAGTTACATTTGAAATAATTGATTAATAAAAAGAAGGTATGAATAAAATAAAGAACCGTAGGCTTGCGCTACGAGCCTATAAAATCAGAGTAAAACAATACCCTTACGATAAGCCATTGATTGATAGAAACAATCTCGCTTTTGTCCGTAAGGAAAATGACGGGAACCGATGTGATTGTTTCGGGCATTGGCTTAACTATTGGAATACAAGACCTTTTTAATTGACTAATAACAAATCAATAATGAATAAAAAAGAAATATCAATGAAGAAAGGTCAGAAGGTACGCATTCTGCGTACCAATCAAGTAGCGACAATCGTCGAAGTGGAGTTAATTCGTAAAGGTGGCAAGGTACATCGGTACTGCCATCTGAAGACAGATGAAAAGTCATATTTGTGGTTGGATGCCTCAGAACTGGGGAGTGTGGTGGAGGAAGTGAAGGTCTCGGTAGTTGATGACCGGAACCGGGAGCTGCACTTGGCTATATGCCATGACTACTCCAAGGATAATATGAAGGTGCAGCTTACCGGCAAGAATCCGGATAATCTGAAGGAAGCTTCCGGACTATATGCGAGACTGATGAACTTGTTCATTGGGAGCCTGAAGGAAACGCGGGAACTGTAGGAGCAGATAACGTCCTTGATGATATGGAAAGCCTATTGAAATATAGAATGGAAAATCTTGATTGGATAGACTGTTTCTTGGAGACGCTTGGCGTCGACGCTTTTCTTGAGTTTGAGACGAGGGTATATAGTGCCCTCGACAAGCTCAAGGTCATGCATTACTATGATATCGGGGGCTCGGTCATACCGGAGCAGCAGGAACTATTTATCAAATTCTGTTGCTGCTATATCACCGGGCACCCTGAATACGAATTCAATGAAGACTATACACAGATATGGAGGAAAGAAAGCTATGAACAATGGAAGATGGCAACCCGATGAGGACAGATACGTCCGGGAAAATGTCAATAAGAAGACATTGGAACAAATGGCGGAGCATTTGGGAAGATCCGCATTGGCTGTACAGTTATATATGCACCGGAAGCATATTGTAGTGGGACAGACAGTCAAGCGGAATCTGGTGCAGGAGATTCTCCGACTGAAATTCCGGCATCCGGAAAATTTCATGCCCAACCGTGCCTTCTACCAGGAGGTAGGCATCAACCAGATGCGCTGGTGGGATATTTTCTATGGCCGAAAAAATATAAACCAAGAAGAATATATCGCGTTGTCGAAGTATTTCGGCATAACACTGGAGGAGGCATTCGCAGCGCGTCAACTTTGCATATTTGAAGAACAATGATTGATGACGAATTAAAACAGAGAATAAAGGATGCCAACGAGATTACGGACGTGATCGGCCAGTTTGTATCCCTTCACAAGAGAGGTATCAATTATATAGGGATCTGCCCGTTTCATCCGGACCGGCATCCGTCGATGACCGTCAGTCCGTCAAGACAGACATACAGGTGTTTCGTCTGCGGCAAGGGAGGGGATGTCATCCAGTTTGTCCAGGATCATGAAAACATGTCATTCAACGAGGCTGTCACCTGGCTGGCTGGCCGTGCGGGAATCTCTCTTCCTGAACGGGTGATGTCCGACGAGGAAACGGCCAGGGTAAAAGAACGTGAAGCGCAGCGTATAGCGATGAAAGGCGCCGCATTCTTTTTCGAGAAGCATCTTCCGGAAGCGCAACTTTATCTGCATGACAGAGGGTTCAGCCTGGATGACAAAGTCCTGAAGGATTTCAGAATTGGATATGCCCCGACAGGTAACCTGGCTAAAAAGGAGATGCTTGCAGCCGGATTTTCCGAACAGAAGCTGCTTGAAACGGACATCCTAAAGAGAAGCGAGAAGAACTTCACCTTCGACACTTTCAAGGACCGCATCATGTTTCCCTATTTTGATATCAAGGGCAACATAAACGGATATACCGGACGCTGGCTGACCCCGCAGGAAAACACCGGCAAGTACGTCAATACCGGGGACACGCCGTTGTTCAAGAAAGGCACTCACCTTTTCGGTCTGTACCAGGCACGTACTGCCATTGCAAGGTATGATTGTGCGTATATAGTCGAAGGTCAGTTCGATGCCATGTCCATGCACAAGTTCGGTGTCTGCAATACCGTTGCCACCAGCGGAACCGCACTGACTCCGGAACAGATACAGCTGCTTGGCCGATTCACCCATCGCGTGATACTTGTATATGATGCGGATACAGCCGGGCTGAAAGCGTCACTGGCCAACTGTGAGGCTTTCTTGCGTGCGGGTTTCCAGGTCAGTGCAGTTCCGCTTCCTGAAGGGAAAGATCCTGATAATATAGCCCAGGAGCAGAAACTTGAAACCGGGAAATGGCTTGCAAACCGGGAACAAAATTTCCTTCAATATTTTACCATCTCCTTACGAGGCAAGAATCCCGGAACCGACCCAAACAGAGAGGAAGAGGCAATGCAACGGCTTTCAACCCTCATATCTGTCATCCCTTCGGAAACGCTTCTTCTCAAGTGCATAGAGATAATAGCCGGGATTTTCGGCTGCAACACGGAAGTCATCCAGCGGAAAGTGAATTCCATCTTGCGGCAGCGGAAGACAGCTTCCATCAAGGAGAAAGACAAGATGGCTCCCGGCATATATGGTATCGATATGATTGCGGAGGCACGTAGCGGAAATGAGCCTTGCATCCTGACATCAGATTATCAGGAGTTCCTCACCTTGTATGGAGATGCTCCCATAGCATACGTCCATGGCATTCCTGGAATGAACGACATACAGCAGTTGCGTCAGGCAAGCCAGATGTTCACCTCTGACAGTGATGGCCTTACTATTGCAAAAGACGGTACGGAATCCGGTTACCTTGCCGGACTATCTGCCATTTTCCGTGCCGGTATTTCCAATATCACCATAACGGTTGAACGGAATGTGGATAATAATGATGACGAGGAAGAAAGCGATGACGGGGAAAATATGGATGAAGAGACGAACGATATCATCGAGACTTTCAATTTCGCGAAATTCTATGTATTCCTGCACAAATCTTTTTTTAAGACCTATAATGGCGAGCGTGCTCCCTATATAGAACGTTGTGCTGAAATAATCAGCTACGCGGAAGATTCGGTACGCATCATCAACTTTACCTACTTTCAGAATTGCCTGGGGCTGACCAAGCAAGCCTTGAATGAAATACTCAAGCCCTATCTGGCCAAACGCAAATCACGCATGGCCATCAATGCACAACGGACGGACGATGACTATACTGAAGAGAATTATGACCCGGACGAACTTCCCCGTTATGTCCAGGACAATCCGGAATATCTGCAGATGTTCCAGCAATGCAATTACTATCCGAAGTTAAACAAGCAGGGGGAGCCGGTATGCTACCTTTTCAAGAATGAGAAGTCCGGCCATACCATGGTCGGTGACTTCTATATGATTCCACTCTTGCATATTTACTCGGACAACGACGAGGAAAACAAGCGTGTCCTTAGAATAAACCGCCGTTATTACAAGACACCGCTTTACATTGAGGTGAATTCCAAAGTCCTGGCCAAGAAAAGCACTATTGAGGAAAAGCTAATTATGCTGGAAGCAGTCAACTTCACCAATGGTGAAGAGAAACATTGGACTAAAATACGTGAATATATGAGCAGACATTATGTTACTTGCACAGAGGTTTCCACATACGGGAACCAACAAGAAGACGGTTTCTCCCGACGGGAAGACCAGCTGTTTTTTGCCTTTGCCAACGGCATCTTCCATGTTGTTGACGGAATACCGAGATTTGATGCGGTAAATGAGCTTGGAGTGGTCACCCACAATGGCAAGAACTATTATCTGCCGGCATTCTCCACCATATATGCCGGTTCCGGCAAGCAGTCCGACAAGTATGAACTTATTTCACAGCTTGTCTATAAGGAAATCCCTATAGACAAACGTTGTACTTTCGACGAATGGGCCTCACTGATGGACCGTGTATATAAAATCAATGACAACGGGAAATGGGCCATTCTCTTTGCCATCATGTGCGCTTTCCGAAGCAATATACACTGCATAGACCGTTTGTTTACAGCGCCATTCTTTATGGGACCGATGTCATCCGGAAAAACACAGATTGCGATATCCATCCGTTCCCTATTCATATCTCCGAAAATACCAATTTTCAACCTGAACATCGGTACCGATGCCGCCATGTCCACATTGATGAGCACTTTCCGGGATGTTCCGGTTGTCCTTGATGAATACAACAATAAGGATATATCAGATATAAAGTTCCAGGCACTTAAAGGAATAGTATATGATGGCGATGGAAGACAGAAGCGTAAAGGCACATCCGGCAAGGAGATAGAAAACGACAAGGTGTACGCGCCGGTTGTCATTTGCGGCCAGGAAACTCCCCAACGTGATGACAATGCACTCATGTCACGTATTATAGTCTGCGAAGTCCCCAAACCGAAAAACCGGACCAGGGAGGAAGTGGAGCTTTTCAACAAACTCAAGGATATAGAGGATCCGGCCAAAATCGGGTTGTCGAATGTCCTCTTTGAAGTCCTTCAGCTGCGTCCGCTGGTAATGCAGCATTTCCGGGCACTGAAGCAGAAATCCTATGATGAATTGAAGCAGGCGCTGATAAATGCCGGTGAGATTGACCGCCTCATGAAGACTGCATCATTGTTTCTGGCGACATGCAGACTGATTGAGGATTATACAGAATTGAAATTACCGTTCACTTATGAGGAGTTTTTTAAAATAGCCTGCGATAAAATCAAATTCCAGGTGGAACTGATTTCCAAGACGGATAAACTGGCCACATTCTTCAAGGCTATGGATGTGATGATTGATACCAAGGCAATCAGGGAAGGCAGGGACTTCGCCATTGATACACCGGAACGAATCACCATCAAGCTGCCCGGAGGAGAGAAAAAGGAGGTTCCTATTCCTGCAGGAACCCGCGTGTTATTCCTACGCGTCAGTACCATCTATACGCAGTACGCACGTTCTTCTTATAATCAGGAAGACTCAACGCAGTCGACCATCGAGCAGAACCTCCGCTCCCATCCCAGTTACCTGGGCTTTGTCCATGCACGCCGGTTCAATTGGTATGAAGTCGTGGAGGTACCACGCGGCGGTTTCGAGGAAGATACTCCCAATGAAACCGGAATTCCGGTAAAGCTCAACAATGACATGGTGCGTAAAGTTGAGAAGAAGTGTACCAATTCCAGTTGCATAGCTATCAACTACGAAATTTTCAGAGAATTATATAGCATTGATTTGCAACGCGGTTCTGAAGAATCCCGTGTTGACAATAATCCCGACAATGACCCTATCGGAGCAATCGGTGCCCCCCAAGAGCTGGACTTCTGATGTTACATTTTCCTATATCACAAACCAGACATTTATTCCCGGTGGCCGTCCCATCGGGAATAAATGCTTTTTTATATTCCGATTTGCGGACATTTCGTTCGGTTTCATCACCCTGGTATCTTATGATACCCCCCTACTCCATCCCCCAGACCCCCTGGAATAAAAAGACAAGCAATATAGAGGGAGTTTTGAAAAGAAAATATTTCAAAAGAGGCGTCCAACAGTCCAACAGTCCAACAAGAGAAAGGATTTTAAAATGTAACTCTCTGTTGTATAGTAGTATATATTTTCTATTTAATCATATATATATACTACAATGGCGTTGTCTTGTTGGACGCTGTTGGACGTGTTGGATTGCCGTTTTTCAACCATCCAACTGGCTCCGTCCAACAAAAACGGCAAAAAATGCGGCTTGTTGGACGTGTTGGACGTCCTCCAACAGTATTTTCTTTATAGTAAATTTGTATAACTAAATAATAATCAGTAACTTTAATAATGCTGTTGGACTGTAGGACAGTTGGAAGCAAAAATAAACAAAAACGGTTTCAAAAAATTTTTTTAAGGAAATGAGCATGATTACGACGAGTATTTCAATTACACCTTACCTGGCTGAATATCTGCGTGGAAAGTACAACAACGGTGCGGATGAACCTTTCCGTATTCCTGACAATACGGACTTGTACCATGTGATATGGACACTGATGTCGCGGCGTCATCAGAACCAGTCTCCCATAGATGACGGTAATCTGACTATCATACTCCCGGAGAGGCGTATCGGTAAGGATCCGGAAATATACAACTATCTGTCTCCACGGTCGGCCAAAATCATAGAAACGGAAATACGCAGGATGTTCAACCGGGAACTTCATACGGCAATGGACGAGAATGACTTGAACGGGCATGAGTTGAACAATATCGATATCGTTCACAATTTCCTATGTGCGTATTGCATAGACAGCATCAGTGAGGATGCGTTGCTGAAGAACTTCTATCGGTGGCGGGAGAACATCCGCAAGCGGAAAAAACGCCGCGAATATAAAAAGAAGTTAAAAAACGGCTAAAAAATCACCGACCGAACTATGCGTTTTGTCCCAAAATGGCGGACAAAATGTCCTATGTATGGCGAACTTGTTGAATTACAAATAAATATCCTAATATGAAAGAACTTTCCATTCAGATTAAAGTCTATCCGGTGAGTAACATGCGCCAGGATGTCTATCGGTTCATGGCCGATGAGTTTGAGTTTACTCCGGTACCGGAATCTTCAGAGGCGGGCCGCTGTTTCAATTGCAATAAAGATATAAGCATAAGCCTTCCTCCATCCGGAGTGATGAAAGACTTCCTGGCAGGCAGGTTCTGCATTGTCGAGTTCACTGACACCAGGCACCGGAGTTTCCGGATCGGGGACAAAAAAATACCCGCCATTGTCTCGATATCGCCCAATCTGAATTCGGCGACTCTGAAAATTGAATGCAAAATGCTCAGTTCCCCGCTATTGTAGCGTCCTTCACCCCTTTCTGCAGGCTGCCTATCTTCGCTGAAAAGATACGCAATGAACAGAACTTATCTACGCCAGCTTCTTACTTTAAATATACACCGGCTTCTTATCACGGCAGAGGGCTTGTCTTCTGCCATGATAGAGGCTTTTCCATTGGTGTCCGCTGACAGTCTGCAGCCGACATCCTTTTTCTTCAATGAAAATCCTCCCACATATAAAGAGACATCGAAAAAGGCCCTTTCACTTCTTCAGCAGGAAATGAAGCCCCGTTCAGAACTCCAGGGTATAACCGTCACCGATGACTTCTCTTCTGACGAACTTCCTGAAGGCAGTATCGCCTATCACCGTATCTGGGGATTCATCACCTCAGATTGTCAGTGGTATTTCTCCTCCAAGCAGTTCGAACGGGACCTGCTTGCGGCAGAAGCCAATCCGGCCATAACCTGCCATTTCCTGCATGTGAACTCTCCGGGAGGGGAAGCATGGTATATGGACAGACTCAGTGAGACGATGCGCTCACTCGGCAAACCCGTCATGACATTGGTGGAGCAGTGCAACTGTTCGGCCAGCTATTATATAACCTGCCATTCCAGTTTCATTGCCGCACTCACGGCCTATGATACCATCGGCTGCATAGGAACCATGATTTCCACTTGTAACTATGACGGATGGTTCGAAAAGATGGGTCTCAAACTCATCCAGGCCAAAGCCACGAAATCAGACCTGAAGAATAAAAAGACGGATGACTTGCTCAGAGGGAACCCGGAACAGTATATCAAAGAAGAACTGGATCCACCCAATGAACAGTTCCTTGCCGCCGTTCTTGCGTCCAGACCGCAACTGGGCAACCTGCCGGAAGACGATCCGGTATTCCGTGGTGAAACGTTCGATACTCCGCATGCCATCGATAAAGGGCTGGTTGACGCCTCCATGACTTTTCCCGAAGCTGTGGCTAAGGCTGTAGAACTCGGTCGCAGCTATATGGAGATTGAGAATATAAAAAGAAGTGCTCTCAACTATTTATAACTTAACTTTTGTTTATCATGAATTTAAAGGAAAGAATTCAGACCGTCCTGCAGAAACTGAATCTGCTGGACAAAGCGAAAGCCAATCAACTGACCCAGGAAGAATGGGGACAGATAGTCAACTCCTATAATCAGGAGTATCAGTCTATCCTTCAGGATGACTTGGCTGCGGACCAGACGGCGCAACGGCAAACGGTTGCCGTCACCCAGGAACAGATTGACCAGGTACAGTCCATTCTTGGAAGTATCGTCAATCCGGTACAAACCAATTCAACAGCCACGGAAGAGGGAAACGGCGGGAATGGACCGGTGCAGACCGTAGCACAGCCAGCCAACGGTGAAGGCCTAGTGCAACTGGCCACTGCCGTGCAAAGTCTGGTTGACAATATGAATAACCGTGCGGAGGACGATATCCCCTCCCGGACAGTGACAGCCTCTTCCATCATGTTCACGGGACCGGCAGACCGTTCCCAGTATCTTTTCGGTATCGAAAACCCGATGTTCTCCATGTCCGAACGCTGGAATAGGATTGCTGTCAATCCGGCCTTAGCTTCTTCTTTCGGTCCATGGGATGAAGAGAATGAAGGAGCCGCTTTCCGTCGACAGGCCGTTACTTTCTCCCGTTCACTGCAGCAGCGTTACAGCTATCTGCACAGAAACGGCATGCTTGACGCCAAACGCCTGGCAGCCGGAGAATTCAGTACGAATTACGAAGGGGTGAACACAGCCGGTGTGGGTAACCAGTATGTGGTTCTGCGTCAGGATGCCCTGATAGCCCGTGTACTCGCAGTCCGCGACCTCACGCAGTATTTCCCCGTCCGCTATGGAATTCAGGACCATGACCTCGTGTTCAATGCCTTCTTCTCCGAAGTTTCCCAAGCTTACCAACAGGGTGAAATCTGGAAGGGTGACATGAAGCTTGAGAACGAGATGGGCCATGTGGACGATGCGATGATCAAGCTCAAGTTCGGTCCGATGAAAGAGCTGGAACGCATGTACATCGCCTATCTGAACAAGGAAGGCTCCGACCCTATCAAATGGAACATGATCGAGTTCTGCATCCTGAACTCATTGGAAACCGCTCAGGTGGAGCAGAACAAACGCCGTATGCGCGGTATCTATGTCAAACCGGAAACGGGTGTCGCAGGCAGCTACCTGAACGCATCGACCGGAATCATATACACGTTGGTCCGCTACATGCATGAGTTCAAGATCCTTCCCCATGACGACGAGTCCTATCGCAGCTACACGGCTTCCAACATGCTGGATTCCGTTCAGGAGTTTGTCAGCGATGTAGTCACGTCCTGCACTGAAGACATGGACCTTGACCGTCACGTCCTCTATCTGAATAAGACCCATCTGCCCTGGTGGATTAAGAATGTACGCGCCAAATATGGAAAGGACATTGATTTTACCGGTCCAGACAGCTACAAGTTCGTGGTTCCTGACACGAATATGCGTATCATCTGGCTGCCTTACCTCGGCCAGCTTCCTCTCATGTTCATAGACGTTCCCGGCAACCTCCAGTTCCTGGAGTTCGTACCGGGCGAGATGCTCTCCATCAAGGTAAAGGATGACATGGAGCTTGTCAAGGCATGGTCCACCTGGAAAGAGGGTTGTGCAGCGTCGTTCACCGGCCGCCGTTTTGACAGTCTGGATAAACTGAAGGCCAACAATTACGAATGGCAGCAGATTTTCATGAACAAACCTGCCGTCGATATGGCAGCAGACGCGACCACTGTCGATGCTTCAAAGGGATTCTGGCAGATAACAGCGGCCAACACTGCCGCCAAAGCCATTACGGACATTACGGGAGCCAAAGCCGGTGTAGCCTACATCATTGAATGTGGCAGCACAGAGAATGCCACTACCATCGCCAAGTCGGACAAGTTCGCCGATATTACGGAAGCTTATACTCCTACCAAAGAGGGTGACTATATCATGGTAATCCTGAACAGCAAGGGGAACTTCCTGGAACTGGAACGTCAGGTAGGCGGTGTACGCAAGGTGAACGCTGCACTCCAGCCCAACATTCCTGGAGTCAGATAATTGCTTGTCTATAAGAACAGATTGTTTTCAGATAGCGCGGGGCGGGTCCACTTAAGCCCGCTCCGTGTTTTTTATAACTTAAAAATTAAAATTGTATGAAAGCAAAAAGAATTTCAAATCCTTTCCGTAAAGGGAACCAGGCCGCCCGTAAGATGCAGGTCCGGTTTTTCCTTTCGCTGATGGTGCTTCTGGCACTCGTGTTTATTCTTGACATGGTCATGTCTCCCGGTTCTGTGCTGGGAATTTACGGATTTTCCGGTACCACACTGGCCGCCATGATGGTCATCGGTGACGTGAATGACGTATCCGACCGAAAAACGCATGGCTCAAACATCGCCTATAAGATTTATTTGGTGGATATCGACCAGGTAAATTCCGATGTGCCCTTTCCGCTTCCTAACCAGCAACGAGAGATAAGCACCATCCCGATGAAAGCCGGACAATACATGAAGTACTTTGCGGCTCACGATATTCCCACCTACACTTCAACCGGCGAGAAGGGTGACATTACCACCAGCGGTACCAACACTTTTGTTGCCGTCATGGGCGGCATGCGTGACCAGCTGCTCGATTTCATTGAACAGCATGCCGGAGGCAAGTTCATCATCCTTTTCAAGGAAGTGGGCGATGCGCAGTGGTACATTCTCGGCAACTATGACCGTCCGATGGTACTCTCCTCCTTCGAGTCCAAAAACGACAAGGACGGGCGTTATGTAACCTATACCTTCACACGTACAAGCATTGACCAGTACTATAAGTATACGGGCGATATTGTCCGTGCTCCGGCAGCGGCTCACACGGCTGATGCAACGGCACTTGCCATTAAATCCACCAACAACCGTTATGCAATCCCCGATGGCAGTGAAGGCACATACGCCATTTCCACTGTCAGCGGATTGACAGCCAATGATAAGGGACGTTACATCACGCTTGAGGGTACCGGTACCGACAAGGCGGCCACCATTGCCGACGGCAACAGCTTTGTACTGGAGGACGGCGCCACCTGGACAGCCAAGGCAGGTTCTTCCATCACCTTCATGGTGCTTGATGCCTCTACACTTGTCGAGGTATCCGGCAGCCGAGTGCAGACAGCTTAGTAAAAACAACTTCTTACAAGCCTGCATAATTCCTTTATAGGCAGCGTGTTGGCTTGTAAGAATTAAATCTGTATGTTATGTATAGTTTCAAAGAAAAGAAGACACATTTCGTAGCTCTCCGGAATCTGGATGTGGCACAATATGACCTTGAGTTACTGGCTAAAGAAGTTCCTGGATTTCCGCAGCTTGCCACATTCTCACGCAACCCCAAACGTTATGCCGATGATATCCTTTATGCACTGTTAGATTGTGCCACACGTGAGGAAATACGTGAGTATCGCCGGGCTATGATTGCAAAAAAGGCAAAAGAGGCTGAAGATGCCGGAGAAAAGAAAACAAAAGGTCCTGCTACGAAAAAAACGGCCGAAAAAAAACAGCAAATGCCCGAAGGGGAAACAACACATACTGAAGAGACCGGTCCACATGATGACGTGGAAAAGCCTGAAGCAGCTCCGGCAGACAACTCGGCAGAAGAGTTGAAACAAGCGCTTGAGGAAGCGGAAGCCCGTGCTGAAGAAGCCGAACAGCGTGCCGATGAAGCGGAGGAAGCCAGGGATGAAGCGGAAGCCCGTGCCCAGGAGACTGAGCAGGCTCTGGAAGAAGAGAAAAAAAAAGAGCCGGCCAAAGAAACTCCGGAAAAGTCCAAAAACAAGAGGAATACCCGCAAATCGACTGGGACAACCTCTTCGACCCGCAAGTCCAAATAGCCACACTCATCTACAACGACCGTGTGGTCACTTGGAAACAGATGAAGCAGCTCGACGAAAGTCTGGAAAGAAAACCGCAGAAGCGTGACATCATGGACATGGTGGAACTGCGTATCCGTAATCTCCAGGCATTCGATGAGCTGCAATCGTTCAACGACACTGGGAAGTTCCTCTACATTCATCCGCTCATAGCCCACCAGTCAGAGAGAGCACAACTGGAGAAGCTGCTGCAGACGGACCCGCAGGAGTTCCTGCGCCTGCATAAGAACGTGACGGACAATATCCGCAGATACGAGTGTTACCTGAAACGCGCTGACAGGCAAAACAAGCGCACCCAAGACAAGGAGAATCTCCGACGTCACCGTGAACGGGAATCACTGTTCAAAGCAATATTGCAAAAATTCAATTCGAAGTAAAATGGAAAAGCTGATAGAAGTATTTAATTTGGGTGGTTTGCCTACTGCCCCGCTGGATTCGTTCTTGGAGCTTCAGGAGGACTTCAAGAAGTCTGATCCTGACAAATTATCGAAACTGCAGATGCTTATCATCACCCGTGGTTTCAAGTATGCATTCAAAGCCTGGCAGGATCCGGACGGAAAGCTCTGGATTATCGATGCCCATCAGAGACGGAAAGCACTGCTTGCATTGCGCAAGTCCGGGTTTACAATACCGGAAATACCTTATGAACCCATTTTTGCGGCAGACAAGAAGGAAGCGGTAGAGGAAATCGCAGCCTATAATTCCGAGTTTGCCACCAGGAATCCGGATACCCTGCTGTTCAAAAAATATAATATAGATTCTGACACCCTGCAGCGCTTCAACCTGGGTTATGAGGTCAAGACCACTGATTTCGGGCAGCTATCTCCCTTGTTTGCCCAAGAGCATGAGTCGGAAAATGTGCAGGAAGATGCCACCGATTTTAATGTTCCTGCATCTGAAGATACTGTAATTGCCAGACCCGGCGATATATGGTTGCTCGGCAGTCACCGGCTGATGTGTGGCGATTGCCGTTCCAAAGCGGACATCACGGCGCTAATGAACGGGCAGCATGCGGACTTGTGCGTCACAGACCCGCCGTACAACGTGAACTATGAAGGCAGTACAGAGGAGGAACTCACCATTCAGAACGATTCCATGGAAAACGACTTGTTCGCCACCTTTCTCAGGCAAGTGTTTTCTGTCATGTTCGCCGTACTCAAGCCAGGAGGATCCTACTATATATTCCATGCGGACAGTGAAGGCGAGAATTTCCGGGCTTCTCTCAGGAAAGCGGGATTCAAGATTGCACAATGCTGCATCTGGGTAAAAAATACTATGGTGATGGGACGCCAGGATTATCAATGGCAGCATGAACCTTGTCTCTATGGCTGGAAACCGGGTGCCGGACATCAATGGAATTCCGACCGTAAGCAGACTACTGTCTGGAATTTCGACAAGCCGCAGCGCAATGCCATACATCCGACAATGAAGCCCATAGCCCTTATGGCATATCCCATATCCAATTCCAGCACTCCCGGTCAGATAGTCCTCGACATCTTCTCTGGTTCCGGTTCAACCCTCATGGCATGCCAGCAGATAGACCGTATCTGTCATGCTATGGAGATAGACCCGAAATATGTCACCGCCACCATTCACCGATACCGCGCCATGTTCCCTGAACAGCCCATCCGGTTAGTCCGGAACGGAGAATTACTGGATGTGGAACAGACAGCAAAGATTATGACTGCCCCAAACAAGGTAATCCAATGAGACATGCATCACTTTTCAGCGGAATAGGTGCGCCGGAATTGGCCGCTTATTGGTTGGGTTGGGAAAATGTATTCCATTGCGAAATCAACCCATTTTGCAGACAAGTACTTAATTATTGGTTCACTAATTCAAAAAGTTATGAGGATATCACAAAAACAGATTTTAGAGAATGGCAAGGAACAATTGATGTCCTCACGGGAGGATTTCCATGCCAACCGTTCAGTGTGGCCGGAAAGAGAAAGGGAACAGAAGATAACCGCTACCTCTGGCCGGAATTTAAACGTGCCATACGGGAAATCAGACCGCCTTGGGTTATTGGTGAGAATGTTGCTGGCATCTTATCAATGGTACAACCCAGCAAGAAGGCTGACATGGAAAATATCCCGGCTACGGAGTACGAGGATAAACAAGAGTTTGTCATCGAAACCATCTGCAAGGACCTTGAAGCCGAAGGATATACTGTCCAACCGATTGTTATACCGGCTTGTGCCGTCGGTGCACCCCATAGAAGAGACAGAGTCTGGTTCATCGCTTATAACAACAGCTTCAGATTACGAAAAAAAAGGAGCGAAGGAAAATCGGATACGGATGGCAGAATACCTCCGTACGAATTTGTTGCAGACTCCCACGACTGTCCAACGTTGCGAAGCACCGGAAAAAATGAAGGAAAGGACACTCAAAAAGGGGTACAGGAACGGAACGACATACAACAGTCTGCTAAGCCAGCTTGTTTATGGGGGACTTCTTCCTACTCCTCAAGCGGCAGACAGTTCAATTGGTGCAGTAATAGGACAGAACGACCGCTTTATCATTACGAAGAACGGGATGTTTCGGAAAGTGAATCAGAACGGTTCGAACGGAAGTGTGGGACTTGGAAGGATTTTCCATCTGATGAGCACACCGACTGCATCGGATTGGAAGGGAGGCTCGACAAGGAAAAATCCCTCTCTCCAGAGAACGAGTCTGCGTGGGGAAATACATGCGGATTACGGTACTGGGAAGACTTCCCAACTCAACCCCCTATTTGTCGAGGAGATGATGGGATTTCCGACCTATTGGATACTGATGCCATTTTTAAAGGCTCCCGGTCCATCCGTCAAAACTCTTATTCCAAATGGAGGACAGAAGCTATAAAAGCCTATGGAAATGCCATGGTGCCGCAAGTGATATATCAGATATATAAGACCATCAACGAAATAGAACAATAACATGAAAAATGAAATCAGTCCAACTTCAAATGCCGATAAGGCCACCTTGATAGGTGACGAATATGTATCCCAAGTGCGTACTTTCGGTGCCTTGGGGTACACTCCCCACCGTATATGTACGCTTCTCGGCCTGCGTGGGAAAGAAAAAACGGCACTTATAGTCCGTCTGTCGATACTCGGTGACGTATATTACGACGCCTACCGTAACGGTTGTGCCCTGGGAGAATACAATATCGATGCCGAACTTGCCAAGAAAGCCGAGACCGGTGATGTGTCGGCCATTGAGACCTTGGAAACACGTAAGCAGGAACGGACAGTCAAAGACTTAAGAAACCAACTCTTTGGAATATGACCAGACTCGACACCCTTGATAAGATACATCCGGACTTGATATCCGCATTCCTCACCACCGGGAAGTGTGATGGCATTCCTGCCGATGTGCAGTTATTCCTCAAACAGCTGCAATGGGCTGCGGAGATTTACGAATACGAGCGTAACATCACCCGTGCCGCCAAGCAGCTGCGCCAGCGCATCAATGCCCAGCAGCAGATAAATGTGGATGAACGTACATGTAAGGCACGCATTTATACGGCCATCAATTACTTCAATATCGACAACAATGTGTCCATCAAGGTGTGGGAGTCCAACTATGCCGACAAGTACGAGGATCTTGCCAAACTATGTGCGGCTGCCGGTGACTACAAGACCCAGGGCAAGTGCTATGCCGCCGCCCTGGAGTGCCGTCGCCGTGCCGCCGAGATTGCCGAAGCCGACCGTAACCTGGGGATTGTCTTCCTGATATCTCCCGAACTTACTCCGGAAGACCTGGGATACAGCAAGGCCTCCCTGAAGGAGATTGCCTCCAAGCACAATAAAGGCTTCTATCTGAACTTGATAGAGAACCTTCCCATCGAGAAGGCCGAGAAGAAGCGCCTGCTGCGCGATGCGGATATTGAGGAAGCTGAATACGAAGAACTTAATGAAGAGTGAGATGGAAACAGATATTGAAATCACTTCCCGGTTTGAGGAATACTACATGAACCAGATGCAGATACTGGTCAATGTCATTGATGCCAACAACATATTTGCCGAGGTGGCACGTGCGGGTGGTAAGACGGAAGGTATCACCGGCCCTCGCATCATCCGTGTGGCCAATGACATGCCAGGCGAGCTGTCGTTCCTGGTACATAAGACCTACGTTGCCTTGATGACGAACGTATGGCCCAACCTTCAGGCTTATTTCTCCAGGGAAGTCACCGTAGGTGGGAAGGTGCGCTCCATGCTGGAGTATGGCATCGATTATGTGGTGGGCGAAAATAAGCTCCCTTCTCATTTCCGCAAGCCCCGATATCCCATATCCTACCCCAAACACAGTGTCGTTTTCCGGGATGGCCATCACATCCAGTTGGTAAGTTCGGATCAGCCGGAGTCCGTTGCCGGACGCTCTGCCGTCCACGCCATCATTGAAGAGATGAAACACAACAAAGGGGAGAAATTGAAAACCCGCTTGTTCCCTTCCCTCCGTGGTGCCAGTGCCGAAATACGCCGGTCACCTTATTACCAAGGTATCACGGGCGTATCCGATACCGCGCGTGTGGATCTCGGTGAAGATGACTGGTTCGAGGAGTATGAAAAGAACATGGATACGAAACTGATGGAGGAAATATCTACAGTCGCGCTTCATGTGAATGCAGCTATCTATCATAAATACAAGCTTATAAACTCACAACGGGAAACGACTAACCCCGTTACCCTTGAGCGTATCCGTCTTGAAATCATCAGGCAGGACCGCATCATATCCTTATGGCAGCCCCGCCTGGCAGACATGCGCCGTAACGCCACGTTGTACGTCCGTGCCAGTTCCTTCTGCAACAAGGATATTCTTGGTCCGAAGTTCTTCAAGACGCAGCTTGAGACCTTGGATATGGACGAATTCCTCACTTCCATCTGCGCTATCCGTCATAAGGAGGTTATCAACAAATTCTTCGCCAACTACAACAAGGAGAAACATCAGTATGCAGACAGCTATATTTATGAATCCATTCTACGACTTGACCTACGGGAACATTTTCTACTCACAGCCCGCTATTTGAAGCACTACAACAAGCGTGACGAGCTACTGGTAGGATATGACCCCGGCCACTTCTCCAGCCTTGTTGTCGGGCAGGAAAAGGAATACGGCCGCCGGCTCCGCATAATCAAAGAGTTCTATTGCTGCTACCCGGATGAACAGCCTGAACTCGCCCGTCAGTTCTATGAGTTTTTCGGTGCTGATTCTCTGAATAAGCGTATCATCCTCTATCCTGACCGCGCCGGGAACAAACGCCGCGAGGAACTGGAGCAGATTACCACCGACAGCCGTGCCCTAAAGCGTGAGCTGGAAAGTTATGGCTTTGAGGTGGAACTGATGAATGAAGGGCAGGCCACCGTATATCATTGGCAACAGTTCAAGTTGTTGCTTCTTATGTTTGGAGGCCGGAGCAATGCCTTGCCGGAAGTTTTGATAGACGAGAACGAGTGCAGGAACCTTTGCAGTGCCATCATGCTGTCACCGTTGAAAAAGACGGAAGGCCGCATCGAGCTGGACAAATCGTCGGAAAAGAAAGTGCCCCTCAAGAACCAGGCCGGACTGACAACGCAGCTTCCCAGCGCCCTGATTTATCTTCTTTTCGGGCGTTATGGAAATAAAGTGTTGAGTGAATTATCGTCCATGCCGGACAATTTACCTGATAATCTGGCTATATAATGGCTGTTTTTCACTATAAAAATAGTCAGTAAAGATACAATAATGGTATCGTTTGACATTAAAACAAACGTTTTTCATTTGGAAACCAGACTTTTATATTTTTGAAAAAGGAAAGCGTTTTCTTCGTGAGGCGCTGTTCAGCACGCACCGCTGAGTTTTGGAGTTGCAAGGCATTCTTCGAGGTTCCTCGGAAATATGACGGAGGGTGCTTCCCGTCCTTTTTCCCACAGTAGAAACCTGCTACTTTCGGGCATGGAAATGACAATGACCGGTATTCAAGCGATGCAATGGGCCAAAGAGATATCAAAACTGCCTAACGGCTGCTTTACCATTGCCTTCTTCCCGTGTTCCAGGCATAAGGGGGAGGCATCAGCCACATTGACAGTTAAAGAAGGATGCAGATGGCGTACTCAACTGCCTGAAGAAAGATTCAGTATAGACAGTGACAACTTCTTTCTGTTTACAGACGCAGACGGGGAACCCAAGATGTGCTACCGTATTCTCATCAGGTACATGGGCTTTCCTCAAGATGGTTTCAAACTTCATAAAATAGATTGGTTATGAGTAAAAGCAATCTCAAAATGGTAGGCAACTTCGGTTGCTATCTTGACGATGACAATGTAATATCCTTCCAGATTGGAGACATGCCAATGGCTTCAGTCCTGGAACCGGACCCGATGTTCCCCCTGAGTGGAGGAAGTCTTCCGGATACGCAGTGGCAGAGCATCCAAGGATTCCAGGTGTGCAGCCGTGGCTTCAACAACATGAAATGCGAGGAAGTCGCGTCCGACATAAAGAAGAACCGGCTTCTGCCAAGACTGATTACCAAGCAGGTCAGCATGCTGTATGGCCATGGGCTTGCCGTGTACAAGCCGGCAATCGTGGACGGGAAACTTCAGAAACAGTGGGTTGACTGTCCGGAAATCATGGACTGGCTCAACAGTTGGGAACAGCGCGGTCTTGAATCGGGTTATAAGGAAGTGGCCAAATCAATCATCAAGAACTACTACTATTTCAGGGACTGTTTCGTAAAGTGGCGCTTCACAAAGGGAAAAGCAAGAGGGACGATGCCCGTTGCCGGCCTTGAATCCATGGAGAACAGACATTGCCGGCTGGCCACCACCAAGAAGGATGTGGCGACAGATGTTGTCTACTACCGGGATTTCCGCTACATTGCCGTAGGGCGTTGGGGGTATGGCACATCCACTTTCCGCATCTATCCGAAGTTTTCCTTTTCGGAGCTTGCCAATTACAGATTCGCGGCCATTTCCCATCACCGGGAAAAATCCGTGGATGAGTTCTACGGTGTGAACGAAACCCATGCCGGTACCCGCTCCTACATCAAGGGTTCCAACGATACGGCTGATTATATCAACTCCTTTTTACGTAATTCGCTTGCCGCCAAGATACACATTGTCATCCCCAATGCCTGGCTTGAGTCCAAGAGGATCCAGATAACCAAACTCTGCGACGAGAATAAACGGCGCAAGAAAAACAATGAGGAAGAACTGATGTACAATGGCATCGTGATTGGTTCGGAATTCAAGGAATCCACCCTGATAAAGTATCTGCAGTCTGAACTGCGCAAGATCTCCCGCTATCTGTCCGGTGCAGACAACCAGGGTAAGGCGTATGCGACAATCAGCTTCAAGAACAGCCAGGGCGAAGAGGAACGCTGGAAGATAGAGACGGTTGATTTGAAATACAAGGAATATATCGATGCCTTGATATCCTATGACAAACGCGCCGATGAGGTGCTGCTGTCAAGCGTGGGACTTGACTCCTCCATATCCAGTGTCAGCAAGGACGGGGTCATATCCAAATCAGGAGCCGATGCGTATTACAACTATCTGATATACATTATGTCACTGACATCGGAAGACGAAATCTGCTCCGAACCGTTCAATATGGCCATACAGATAAACTTTCCCCATTTATACAGCCAGGGGTACCGTCTTGGATTCTATCGCGAAGTTCCGGCACGCCAGGAAGATGTTTCACCTCAAAACAGACTAAATCAGCAACAGTCATGAGAATATTGGAAGAACTGTTTACCACCATTTCGGAATTTCGGAAGTATGCTCCCTATGCAGAGAGCAATGTCACTTTCGACCAGCTCAATTCGTCTGCCATTTCTGCGAAAAAGCAGATGGTTATCATCCTTACCAAAGATGTCTACACCGAACTGACGGCAGACGAGGGCGAATTGAAGGAGGCCCTGCGTCTTGCGATGGCCAATCTGACCATGGCCAAACAGCTCATTTTTGATGTTGTATCCAAGCGTAAGGATGATGTCGATATATACAAGCATGAACAGGAAAGCATGCGCAGGTCGTATATTGAGAACTATTATAATGCCATGGATACTGTCATCCAATTGCTTGATAACAGTCAGACCGTGCCCTCCTGGAAAGAAACGAGATACAAGAAGATGCTTGATGTTCTTAAAATAAAGAGTACGGAGGAGTTCGACATGCTGTATACGATAGACATGTCCTATCTGTTCTTTTTCCGGACTATACCGATCCAGAGCGAAGCGCTGGATGACGGGATATCGGCCTATTTTGAGCGGGCAGAAAAAAAGGAAGAGATACTGCGTCTGCTCAAACGATGCCTCGCCAAGCAGACCATAGCCATTGCCCTGCGGCGTTTTGATATTCTCGATTTTCCAAGTACGATTCGCAATTTATTTGAAGACTCAAAAGTTATGCGATATGGTACTCAAGAGCAAGAACGTTTACTTGCTCTGTCAGACTCTCTGCTTGAAGAGGTGAAGCGGGAACTGGCCAATATAGATCTGCTTTTGTCAACGGACAGTTCCGGCTCTGTAGATACGAACACATCCTTTAACCGTCCGGACGACATAATAATGCTGATGCCATGTTGACAATAGATTTTATAGCAAAAGGAATGCAATACAGCATCCCCAATTCCTGGGATGGATTAACTCCTTATCACTTCCAAGCACTCATGCGTGATATACAAAGGTTTGCGGATGGAAAAATATCCGTCGGCATGGTTCGTGTGAATTATGTTTGCCGAATTATGGGATGGAATCTTCAAAAAATAAGGAATACGGATGGATGGGCAAATGTGGCCTGGCTTGCAGAGCAAGTGACATTTCCCTTCACAATTGTCTATCCGGATAATGATGCAGCACTCCAGGAACTGGATTCTGAAACATACAGACTCTGTAAGAAGATACCACCACACCGGTTGCATGGAATAACCATATCCAGGTATCTGGACAGACTGGACTACAAATATGCAGTCGACTCATGTTTCTGCAAACAATTGGTTCCGGCGATACATCTTGAGGATGAAACTTTTTTTGCCTATAATATAGAAACCATGTTCAACCGGCTTACTTGCTCGCTTACGGCACTCCAGTTCATTGAGGCACGTGGTCTCCTTGGATGTCCGAAAGAACAGCTTCCGTTATTGGCCGCTATCCTTTACTATCCGGACCGGTATTCATCTGCCGGAGCGCATAAGTTGGCACAGAAGTTCACTGGGATGCCGATGGATGAGCTTATTTCCATAGCCTTCAATTTTCAGGCCTTCACCAATTATCTGTTTACCAAAACTGAGTTCAAGTTGCTTACAGAACTTGAGGAGACCAAAGTTTCTGCCATTTCCACGGGTGCACTTGAGTCTCTGTACAACTTGAGTTC